CTGTTTCTTTTTACCCCGAAAACGCCTCAACAAGTCATTATCGGCTTGAATCGGATACAGAACAGTCATGACGGCTGAAATCGTCTCTATCGGGCTGCAATCGGCTGAGGTAGGGGTAACAGAAGTACGGTATGGCTCCCAAACGCCTAGAATACGATCTAAACCTTCTGATTTACCAACCAGGGGCGATGAGATGATTCAGTTCTGCATCGATATCGGATTTCCTTTGCTCCCATGGCAAGAGCAACTAGCTCGAGACTGCCTTCGCTACAAGGCCGATGGGCGTTGGCTACATCCACTCATAGGAATCATGCTTCCTCGTCAACAGGGTAAGAGTACCTTCATGGCGCTTCGAATCTTATTCGGCATCTATGTCCTGGGCGAGAAGATGCACCTGGCTACGGCTCACAAGTTGACTACCTCATCTGAAATCTTTTTTAAGGTCTCAGAGATAATCGAGAACAGCCAACTACTCCTGGATAACTTCGCAAAGAAATACGAATCTAAAGGATCGCAGGAGATTCGGTTTAAGAATAAGGCTCGCTACCTAATCAGAGCCGGTAACTCAGCTGCTCGAGGTATTGCAGCACCTGATGTAATCCACATTGACGAATTGCGTGAGTTCGATACCGAGGATGTCTGGTCATCAATGCGATTTACTCAGATGTCGAATCCCAATCCGCAGGCCTATGTCTATTCCAACGCAGGCCATGCCAATTCGGTTCTACTGCATAAATTCAGGGAGCGAGGTCTCGCAGCTAGTGAAGGAGCCGATGATTCTATTGGCTGGTTCGAGTGGAGTGCTGAACCCGGAGCCGAGATTACGGATAAGGAAGCCTGGTACCAAAGCAACCCGTCACTTGGCCACACAGTCCATGAAGATAATATCAAGGACAGCCTTGCAGATCGTGAGGATATCTTTCGCACCGAAATCCTTTGCCAATTCGTCTCGATGATTAACCCAGTAATCTCAGAAGCCGAGTGGAAGAAGTGCAAGGTCGATGACCTGCCTCAGTTGAACACAGAACACGATACTTGGATGGCGATAGACCTTAGCCCGGATAGAAAGCATGGCTCATTGGTCGCAGGCCAAAGAATTGACGGCGATAGGTTTATGGTCAGCCTTCTGCATACTTGGTTTAACCCAGTTAACCTCGATGATAAAGAAATGGCTAACGATATTGCTTACTGGGTTCGCAAGTTCCCGGTAAATGCGGTGGCCTATAGCAAGTCGACAGCCTCGGCAGTTGCAGCTCGATTATCACCAGCCGGAATTCCAGTCTATGAAATCAATAGCCAGGAGTATCAGCAATCTTGCGATGAATTCGTCTCTGCAATTTCTTCGATGCGCCTTGTCCATTCGGATCAAGAGGAACTAACTAAACAAGTCCTTAGCGCCGTGAAATTGACTCGAGGCGATGGCGGTTGGGTCATGGGGCGTAAGGCTTCTGGAATTGTCTGCGGTGCAGTTGCTTCAGCAATGGTTACTCACTTTGCGACACGCGCTGAATCTGAAGTAGACATTCAGGTAGGATAATGTCTAGACAGTAGCGTATAATATGTCCAATGGGAATCCGGGACATCTTTACATCATCAAAGCCAGCAGTCGAGGTTACAGTCGACGCCGCTTCTACCCCTGCGCCGTTTAATAACACGGCTTCATTTAATCCTTTCGTATTTACTCAATCAGTAGCTTCTCGTCAACAGGCCATGGCCGTACCAACCATTGCGCGCGCCAGGGGAATTATATGTTCGACTTTGGCCGGGTTGCCATTGGAGCAATATTCCAAGGTCGATGGTTCACACATGACCACTCCAGGAGTTATTAATCAACCAGACCCACGCGTTCCCGGTTCTGCTATTTACGCATGGCTAGCCGAGGACCTCTGGCTACATGGCGTCGGGTATGGTTTAGTTTTAGAGCAATATGGTGACACGGGCAGAGTTCGTGCATGGACTCGCGTAGCACCAGATCGTGTAACTACTAAACTCAATAGTAATCAAACAGAAATTGTTGGCTATCAAGTAGACGGTTCAATAGTTCCAAATCAAGGAGTAGGTTCTCTTGTAGTTTTCTACGGCCTAGATGAAGGACTACTTAATCGCGCAGGCCGCACAATCCGCGCAGCCCATGCGTTAGAGCAGGCAGCGGAAACTTTTGCTAAAGAACCAGTTCCACTCCAGGTTCTTAAGTCAAACGGTACTAACCTTCCAGCAGAGCGTATTTCAAAGCTTCTCGAGTCATGGCGTACAGCCAGACTTACTAAATCAACAGCGTTCTTAAATGCTGATGTTGAATTGCAAGCGTTGGGCATCGATCCTGCCAAATTACAGCTGAACGAGGCTCGTCAGTATGTCGCATTGGAATTGGCTCGCGCTTGCAACCTTCCTGCGTATTTCGTAAGTGCTGAAGCAACATCAATGACATATAGCAACGCGATTTCAGAGCGCCGTTCGCTTATCGACTTCTCAATGAAGCCAATTCTTACAGCTATTGAACAGCGCCTTTCTATGCCGGACTTCTGCCCTTCAACTGGAGAAATTCGTTTCAGCCTAGATGAATTCCTGCGTTCAGATGCTCTACAGCGCGCTCAGGTATATGAAATTCTTAATCGCATTGGCGCTATGAGTGTCGAGCAGATTAGAGAAGAAGAAGACCTTATCGATAACAAGGAGACCCGATGAAGATAACCATGCCAGTCGCTATTACAGCGGCAGATGCAGAGTCTCGCATTATTGCAGGCCGCATTGTTTCATGGAACGCAGAAGGTAACACTTCAGCAGGCCGAACAATGTTCAAGCCTGATTCAATCAAGATGTCTAAGAACACAAAGCTTGTTCTTCAGCATGACACTACTCGCCCTCTTGGCAAGTTAGTCTCATTCGAGCAAGATGAAGAAGGCATCACAGCAGAATTTAAGATCGCTAAGACAACAGCCGGTAACGACGCCCTTGAGGAAGCTGCAACCGGCCTTCGCTCAGATTTCAGCGTTGGGGTCGATGTCGAGGACTGGGATAACGAGGGTGGCGTTATGGCTATCAGTGCATCCAACTTAATCGAGGTAAGCCTTGTAACAGACGGCGCAATTCCCGGCGCAGAAGTCGCGAAAGTAGCGGCAGTCGAAAATGAAGTTTCTGAGACACCTCAGAAAGAAACACAATCAACCACAGAAGGAGAACAAGTGTCAGACACTACCGTTCCAGAAGTTGCTCCTGCCGCAGAAACGGTAGAGGCTGCAAGAGTTGAAGTCAAGGCTGCAACAGCACCTTACATTTCAACAACTGTTCGTAACCCAATCGTTGATAAGGCTTCTTATCTCGAACACTCAGTCCGTGCCTCACTTGGCAACGAGACTTCAAAGATGTATGTCGCAGCTGCTGCAGACGTCACAGATAACGCAGGCTTGGTACCTACACGCCAGCTAACTGAAGTAATCAACGGCATCTCAAACGCAGATCGCCCATTTATTGATTCAATCTCTCGCGGGGCTCTACCAGATGCTGGTATGTCTTTCGAGATTCCTAAGATTACAGTTGCTCCAACAGTTGCAGTCGCATCTGAAGGCGGAACACCATCAGAGACAGACCAGAACGCAGCGTTTGTAACTGTCAATGTTCAGAAGTTCATTGGACAGCAGACATTCTCACTCGAGCTTCTAGATCGCTCATCACCAGCGTTTTTTGCTGAACTCGTACGCCAAATGGAATACGCATACGCAAAGGCTACAGATAACGCAGTTGCAACAGCAATGGTCAACGGCGGAACAGACGGCGGAAACCGCGCAGCACTTACAACAGGTGCGCTTGTTGCAGACTTCGTGTCAGATGCAGCAGTTTCTATCTACAAGGGAACTCTTGGATTTGCCCAGAACATCTGCGTATCTCCAGAACAATGGGGCGCTCTAATGGGCTTGGTCGATGGTTCAAATCGCCCAATTTTCCAACAGACAATCAACCCACAGAACGCTGGCGGAACTCTAACTGCAACAGCAATTCGCGGAAACCTTCTCGGACTTAACCTTCGAGTATCACGCGCTCTAACAGATGGTTCAGGCCTCGGAGATAACTCACTTATCGTTATCAACCCAGATGCTTACACCTGGTACGAGTCACCACGCCTATCACTCCAGACAAACCTCATCTCAACAGGTCAGGTTCAAGTTGGATACTACGGCTAC